CACGTTCTAAAGTTTGAGCAATAAATTTTCCTATACCTGAGTTTTGAACAAATAGTGCAAATGAAGTTCTCATCAAAGTCATTATCCTCGCAAAGTTATTACCCAACTCTGTCATTCCCTGTCCAAACTTAGTTAATGCGTCTACCCCGTTAGAACCTACAAGATTTATCATTTTTTGTCTTGCTGCTTCAAATGCTGCCTCCTCATCTCCTAATTTTTTAAGCGTTGCAATTTGTTTTTCAAATTCAGTTCCAGTTACTCCTAATGCTGCTGTTAGTGCTTCTACATTTTTAGTTACTGGATCGAGTGCCTGTCCTAGTTTTCCTGCCTCTATAGCAAATTGTTGTAGTGGTGTTGCAATGGAAGTTGCAAGTAAACCCCCTGCAAAACCTCCCATCTGACCACCAACTAATGATCCTAGTCCACCTCCAATAAAACCAGCACCACCTACTAATGGTCCTTGTCCAAATAGCAAAGGAAATGCACCAGAAATTATTGCACTCTGTCCAGCAGCAGCAAAACGATTTCCTCCTGCTTTGCCTCCACCACCGCCTCCTCCACTTTTTTGCTTGTTTATTGCATTAGCTGTCTGCTGTTCAACTCTTAACTGTTGTTGATCTACTTTTAACTGTTCTTTTTTCTGTCTTAGTATTTTATTTTCTAAGCCAAGTCTTTGACCTGTCTTTTTTATTTTTTCCTGTTCATTACGCAGTACTGTTCTATTTGCTTTGCCACCTTGAGCTAATTTATTTAGTTTTGATATACGCTTCTCAAGATTATTTAGCTGCTTATTAACAGTCCTGGTATTCAGTTTTATATTAACTTCGTAATTAGACGCCACTAATCTCGATAAAACATTACATTTAGTTTAGCGTACCTTACGATATTGAGCTTTCTTTTTCATATCTTCATATGCTTTTTCTTCTCTATCTCCTTTCAACGTAAAATATGCGTTCCAGGCATAGAGTTCCTCTATAGTCATGTTCTTTTGTAGATGACTTAAAGTAATTCCTAAAGTTTCTGCAACAAAGAATTGTAAGTATAAATAATTGTCCTTATCAAGTTGTGCTTTTTACGGCATCAGGAGTTGCCTCCTCGCCCACCTCCTGCATCTTAGTCATAAGTTCTAAAAGAACTGCTAATGGTATCTCTCTTCTTAAACTTGCCTTATCTGCTTCAACAAATAGTTTTTTTCCATCTTGATCTTCAGCTTTATTAATTATTACCTGGAGAGCAAAGTCTAAATTACCCTCTTCCTGTCCTTTGTTAGCTCTCATTAGAGTAGCATTTATGGAGTCTCTATCTGCAATAGTTAAAGGTGTCCAATAAACCTTTAAAACTAACTCTCCATTTTTATAAATAGGGTAACTACTCTTTTCGTTTATGCTAAATGCTTTTTTTAGCTTGTCGATTGCTCTATCTGTAGGCATACAAAATAAATTAGTATATTCATCTACTATACTACTTTATTACCTAAAGCCAACCTTTTTAAACGCTAATGCTATATCTTTGTTGATAAGACCACCTTTTGTATAAATATTGTACCAATTTGGTCCTCCCGTAGATGTTAAATTAAAATCTCTACCATGCTCCGCATAAGTGACGGGTTCTCCTTTTAAATTAGGTCTTGTTTGCCCTGGAGCGTTAATAGCAAAGCCAGCATATTTAGCTCTGTTACCAACAAATAAATCTTGATTCAATGTTACATTCGGAACTCTAGGATTTTTTATCTGCCTGGCTGTTGGGTCGGGTATCAAATAACTTGGAAAGTCTGGTTTTCTTTTCTTGGTTGCCTGTACAGGACTTTTTGAAACTATCCAGTTTTCTCCAAATGTTCCTGTCCACCAAGGACCTTTTTCGATCAAAGAACGAGCTACTGTTTTTGCAACCTCTTTTCTTCCCTTGGTTATTGCTTTGCCTAGATCTTTAGTAAAGTGTTTTTTAAAATCTTTAGGCATTGGCAGTAAAATCGCAACTTACAACAGCCAGATAATGACTATCTTCCTCTACGTTTACGGAAGTTGGTCCTTCGATTGCCGATACTCTTGGACTTACGGAAAATGTATCTGAATACCCTGGTGCGTTCACTGAAGTCAATCCATCAATAACAGATTCGGCTATAGCAGATGCAACAGCACTTCCCTTATGCGGTGGTGTCATAATTCCACATCTTATAGATCCAGCATAATAATCCTGTGCAGCACCATGAGTCTGAGTGGTAGATTGACCAAAATCTAAACTTACCATCACATATTTTTTGTTTTTTCCTGGAGTGGTAAACGGCATATTGTCGAATATGACTGTCACTGTATTATCGGCATTTGTTACGGCTGTCTTTATTGCAGTTTCAAATGCTGCTCGTGCGTTTACTAAACTCATTAGAAAATAACATCAACTCTAAATAAATATTCTTGACCGCCTTTTACAGTAAGAACATTTGTGATTTTAGCTGATCTGGTAGATCCAGAAAATGTAAGCGTTATTTCATCTTGTAGTAAAGGCTGACTGTCTCCTATCAGATCTGGTGTTACATATAACCTTGCTACATTTTCCTGGAATCCAGTTTCCTCTGATGATCTGACAAATTCAATCGGTACTTTTATACTGTAGCTAACATCAGTTGTAGATATTGCACCAGTTGAAGTGTTGTAAACAGGAGATGTTTTTCTTGTATAAGTAATACTGGTATCTAAAGAATCTCCTAAATCAGCTATCACCTGTTTGGCTATATTCTTTAGTGCTGTGTCTAGTTGTCCTGCCATTATCCTCTAACCGCCCGTAGTTGAAAACTTCCTGCTCCACCTAGCATATACGCTCCAAGGTAACTTTGGAGCCAAGGGTAAACATCTAAAATATTATTTATAGATCCAGTTCCTTGACTTGCAGTATTGTATTTAACTTGAATATCTCCTAGTTTTACCTCTTCAAAGTTTCCATCTTTTCCTGTAGTTCCTGTTATTGCATCTGTGTCATTTGCTAAAGCTCTGGCTAATTCATATTGTGCATACTTTATTCCATTAGGAATTTTAGAACAAGCTAATTCAACACCATCTACCTGATAATTATTTCTTGGAAATTTCAACGCTTGCCCATCATCACATCTATCTCCATAAAAAACTAAAGTATCAATCCATCTTGCAGCAGATATTAATGATCTTTTCTTTTGATCGTCTGTTTTATTTGTCCAGGTAGAAGAATCTGGAGAAGTATCAAAATAATCATTAGCTTCTGTCAATGTGACATAACTATTAGCATTTTCTCCTTTTATTGTTGCGTCTATAGTAGCTGCCACGATTATTAAAGTAATTTAGTTTTATTGTAGCGTAAAGAAAAAACCCCACCAATAATTGATGAGGTTCTTTTTGCTTTGCAACTTAATACTACTAAGGATTTGTTCCTGTATCAAGTGGTGAGTTAACGATTAATTCAACAATTGGAATTAAATCAGCATCATATGTGATTGCCCAATTATTATCGTTAGCCAATAAAGCATTAGTTGGGTTGTCAGCAGCGTTAGTCCACTTAGTTCCCATAACGTGATAAGCACTGTGGTAATCAACAGACATAACATCCTGTTTAGATAAGATGTTTCTATCTGATTCAATACTTAGAGGAGATTGCTCACCTTCAAGAATTGTTCCTGACTTAATTAAGTAGCAACGGAACTCTTTCTGATGACCTGTTGTACCAGGATGAACTGTATTAACTTGAGAGTCAATAACAACATTCATACCAGCAAATTGGCCGATGCTTCTTTCATTAACACCGACACCGCCACCACCCCAAGTTACTGCACCACCAGTTGATAGAGCAGATGTTGAGAATGTAAGCATACCAACCTGATATAGGTAGTAAGCAACAGATGGGTGAATAACTAAAGTATCTAGCTCTTCGCCTCTTTCTCCAAGAAGTGATCTACCTCTTGCAACTGTAGAAGCTGTTAGGAAGTTGCTTTCGTCAGCACCAGAAGCAGCACCTTTACTTAGGTCAAGTGCGTTTGCACCTAGTGGGCCATTAGTTGATCCAAACAAACCATCTAACAAGCTGAATAGTCTTGCAGAGTTTAGTTTGTTGATAGCATCTGCAATTTGGTTTCTGATGTGACCCATTGGATCTTCACCAGCAGCCAATACAGCTACATCATCAACAGCATACGCAAAACCTCTATGACAGATAGTTGCGATCTGTGTTCCTGTACCAATCTTTTGTGGTGTCAAATAACCATTGTTACTTGTACCCCAAGTTGCTGTACCATCTAAGATTTCCTCAGTTGGAGCGATTGGGTTAAATTCTGGAACTTGTATTCT